GTTAGAAACAGTCAAGCGAGTGCTGGTATTTCCGAGTGCATCAAGAATCAACTGGTCTTGTCTACGGCCAATAGCGTTAGACAATACTTGAACCAACTCTGAACGCTCGTCAAAGTTTACTTTAGCTTGTGAAAAGATATCGCTATATTCAGCGGCATTGTAATCAGCCAGCGTGCAAGTAATACTTGAGAATGATACGTTTAATGGGGTTACATCGGTTTGGCCAATGCGTGGTGTAGCCACACCTTTGCCAACCTTTGGAAACTTAACAGTAGAGCCTTCTACTCCTCTACGCTGACGAACAGCACCTACCAGCATTGCTTTGCCCTGGAAAGCCTGTTTTACCTCAGCGTCAAAGAGGGTAACAAAGGCATTAGATAATGAAATGCTCATGTGTTTCTCCTAAATAGGTAAAAAAATAAATGGGTTTTTGCTTTGGTGTGCCTGTTGCCAGGGCCTACGCTTGCTACTTGCGGTAGCCAATCGTCAGATTAATCTGCATTAAGGGCCAATTAAATGGTATGCCTTATGGAGTTTCTAGCAGAACTGTCAGGAAAACACAACAGTTTTTATATAAATAAAAAAACCCCGGCCATACTGCACCGGGGCAACCACCTCCCGTGAAGAGTTTATTGAAAGGTCTGGCTGAACATACGCTCAACCTTAGCCCTATATGCTGGATCAGTTTTGTATTTAGGATCTCCAACCATCTGATATAACTCATCTTTAGATGGAGCGCCGTCTATTGGTACTGACTGTGTTGGTATGCGGTTGCCCTCGTAGGACTCACGCAACTTCATTAATGCCTTAATGCCGTTAGCAGTACCGCCCATGTACTTGAACTCTTCAAAGTCATCCTTACCCCAGACTCCTTTGTTTACAAGGCCTTTTGCCCATTCTGTCATACCTTTAATTACGACATCCGCATTGGGGCCAAGGGCGGCTTTCTCTTCAGCTAGGGATCGCTGGACGCTTTCAACCTTTTGGGCTGACATTCCAACTACCTTGCTAACCAATGAGTCTAGCGCTAACTGCGATATCCCATTCTCTTGCGCCCAGGTCATTACATGGCCGCGAACTGGATCATCCTCTGGGATTCCTCCAAATGCGCTTGCATCATAATTACCATCGGCTGGCGCTTTATGCTTGCCTTGCGATATCTGCTTGCGTAGATCCATCCAGGACTTAGCAATACCCTCAAGATCAGGCTCTGCGTTATCTTTTTTCCAGAAGTTCTCTGGCCACCATTCTGGACGATCTAGTGGTGCGTCATCTTCTTTTGGTGCTAGATGACTTATTTCTGTGGATTGTGGCTGACCATCATTAACCTGGCTCTCAGTTGATAAGTTAACTGAGTCCAATAGGCCACCACTACCTTCTGTGGGTTGGACTGCTTCGGTTGTTTCCATTGTTATAGTTTCCTTGCTTTTTGAATCCGTGACTCAAGATCCCGAACAATACTGTTCTGTCCTTCTCGATAGAACGCATAGCTTGGATCAGAACCAGGCACGGCAACTGGTTGCTCTAATAAAGTAGCTATTAACCACTTCATCAGTTTTACGCCATCCTCAGATGCAAGTACTCTAAGGCATAATTTATTTAAATCCTCAACCGCCTGTTGAGAATCTCTGATATCTGTAGCTACAAATTCTAACCCTTCCCATCCATCATTCATTAAAAACCCTTCTTTAGAATGTGTACCATTGAGTAGTGGTTGTAGCTACTAACTCAGTTGTTAATCCAGCAACCAATGTAGATGCCACATTAGTTCCTAAAGCGTTAATTTGACCGCCTGTGGCTGGATAGATGCTTAACACATCGGCACTATCTGAGTTTCTAATTAGGATACGCATACCAGCTACCGCAGTTGGTAGCCTTACTCCAGCCGCACCAACCGCTACAACTGTTACATTATTGATATTAGAAACTAAAGCAGTAGCCGTTGCTTGTGTTGCACCAGCCGCACTTACTGCCGCAGTAATACTATTTATTACTAATCCGCTTAAAGTAGTTGTGCTAGTTGCCCCTGATACCGCAGAACCAATGTTAATAGCAGTAGTAGAGCCTGATACACCAGCCGTACCAATGTTTAATGTTTTGGTAGAGCCTGATACTGTTGCTCCAGCACCTAATGATACTGTTTGGGCTCCAGTTGAAGTAGCAAGGGTTGTTGTACTAGAACTTGTCAGCGTTCCGCTAACAGTCGTTGTTCCAACTGTTAAGTTTCCAGCATTAATATTTCCTTGAACAATTAAAGCAACATCTATATTTGCACTACCCTGTACTGCTAAGTTACCTTGTACTCTAGCGTTACTTGTAGTGTTAAATACATCGGTTACTGCACTAATAGAGTTTGTTGCGGTGTTGTATTGATAAACTGTGTCAGTAGTTTGACCAAGCATATAAACACGATTAACGGCAGTAGAATCAATAAATAAACCGTTTGGGGCGGTATCTTGAAAACCAACATATAAGGTATTTACAAAGGTTGCGGTACTGACATTCCAAGCCGTTCCAAGAGCATATTCGGAAATATCATCGCCAGTTGAACCAGTAATCCACATGGTTAAACCATCGGCATTAAGATTTACTTGTGTTGGGGCTGATTCTTGTGCGGCAACGCTAAACGAAATACTTGCGTAAGATGCAGTAGATACATCCCATGCCGTTCCTAAATTGTATTGAAATACTGTATCGCTATTTGACCCAATAATATACATTATTGTGCCATCAGGTTTAAACCATAAACCAAGTGGTGAGGTTTCTTGCGAGGTTACGCTAAAAGATTTAGATGCGTAAGATGCGGTAGAAATATCAAAAGCAGAAGATAAAGTGTATTGATAAACAGTATCGTTTGTTGCACCCATGATAAACATGGACAATCCATCAGGTTTAAAAAATACATCCTGTGGTGAAGTATCTTGTGCGGCAGTAGAAAACAATCTTACAAAAGTAGCCGTTGATACATCCCAAGCAGTTGAAAGGGTGTATTGATTTAAATCATCACCTGTAGAACCATTGACATACATATTTAAGCCATCAGGACTAAGAAATAATCCAGTTGGCGTTCCTTCTTCAGTACCAATAGACTTACTTAATCCTGAGTAATTCCACCCAGTAATGCCTGTGTTTGTTCCAAATCCAGTAATATCACTAGCGTCTAATGTATCCCAAGATAATGTTGTGCCATTAGTTTTTAAATATTTGCCTGGGTTAGCTGACTGCAAATTATATGCATCAACTAAAGCAATTAATTCTTTTTGACGATCTGTTAGTTTGTCATCTCGGCCACCGCCACCACCGCCGCTGGTAGGCATAACAATCCATTCACCCCAAACGCCTGGCTCTTTTTCAAAGCGTAACATGAGACCTTTTTTCTCATGCCTTGGCATTGGGCCAATAGGGCCTTGTACCCCATCAATACCTTTTACTCCTGTAAACCCACGCTCTCCTCGGTCTCCTTTAGCGCCATCTTTGCCAGGATTGCCTTGGTCTCCTTTATCACCCTTTTGACCAGTATCACCTTTATCGCCCTTATCACCTTTGGCGCCAGTAATAGATTTGCCTGGGATACCTTGAGGGCCTATAGGGCCACGCTCACCCTGATCGCCTTTATTTGGCTGAACAATAATTTCTCCAGCATCACCCTTTTCCCCTTTTTCTCCACGCTGGGTTTTGGCTTTTTGAGCAACTTCTAATGCTCTAGTAGCAAGCGCTCTTGCGACTTCATCACGCATTTGGCATTACCTCTGCAATTTTATTTGCTCCAAGCATATCTAATATCTTTTTATCTGCATCACCGCCAGCCATCATCTCTGGATTTTGTTGAGCCATCTCCATTGCTTGTTGCTGAATCTGTTGAAGATTATAATCACGCTCTGCTTTATCAAATCGTAGGCTTACAGGGATGCCTAGCTTGTCACCAATGTAATCAATGATTTCACCCATACGAGGAGTTGCCTGTCCTTCTGGGCCAAAGCCTTGAGCCATTTGTACAAACTGTACTACATTGGTTACATCTTCCATATTCTGAGCCATAGCCAGCGGAGCAACTGGAGCAACTTTAACTTCAAGGCCGTTAACGCGCAATGGCAAATCAATCAATCCGCGGTCATCCATTACCTGTAGGATCTTGCTGACTAATGGAATCATAGTCTCATTGATTAAACGACCAAATGCAGAGCCTAAGTTTTGGCTTAACTCTTTCATGCGCTCTACTACTTCTGTAGCGGAACGAGCGCTCATGTTATCAGGAGGCAATGACTCATCTAGCAAGATGCGCTTAACATTCATGCGTAAGTCATTCATAATAATTTGAGATACATTGAAATCTCCGGCACGCGGCAATGGGCGTAAAGACTCGCCTTGTGGGCCACCATTACGCGCAACAGGAATAATTGCACCTGGTACGATTTTGACTGTGGCTGGATTAAGCACACCATCGTCAGCCGCGGTGTAAACGCCGGAGATAGCTAGAGATGCATTCTTTAACACCAACTCAAGAGTCTTATTTAAAGTCTTAATATCAGGCAATGCAGTAATCAATGGGCCACGGCCGTAGATCTCGCCAGCAACCTTCATATAACGACTTACTACCCAAGGGCTAGTCTTTAGTCTGCGGTATACCAACTCTTGCTTAGACTCTTTGTGAATCACATGGTAGCAATAGTCACCACGCTTATGGTCAAATACTGTGGCCTCAATTAACTCTACATCTTCTGTAGGCTTTCGATCAATCTTGGTTTGTAGTTCTTGACTAATTACGGCATCTTTCCATTGCTGAATAATTGCCTCACCTTTGATACGCATACGGCGGTATACATTATCTACTTGGCCGTTAGCGCCCTCTTCAAACGCTACCAAGAACTGTGGCACAGGAATAAAGTTAATAGGGCTAGTATCATCTCCAGGCTGAACCATCATAACTGCGGTACCAACTGCAAGATCTAGCAAGAACTCGCCCATAGCAATATCAAAGTTAGATTGCTTAAGGGTTGCAAACATCTTGTCTGCGTAAATATCAAGAGCGGCCGCGGCCTCTTGTCTGCGGTCTGCTGGAATATCTGGGCCAGTTTCTAAACGGCACCACTTTCTCTGTGGAGGAAAGATGCCTGACTGTAATCGGTTGGCAAAACGCTGAGTTGAGTTGATAGCCGTTGCGTCAAACACGCGGTTCATTTTCTTAGCGCCGCCAACCTTACCATCATAATACCCGTCATATAGGTTTCGTTGTGGCAAAGCAAACTCATAGGCCTCATCGTATAGGTCTCTAAAATCTTCTTTCTTAAGCAGAGCAATATCGTGACGCTTAAGGATATCCTCT